ACAGAGGCGCAGGTCAACGGCGGTCTGGTGTTCCAGAAGGTCAAGTACGGCCTGCCCTCGGACTACTACAGCAGCGTCAACCGCACGCATTGGGATAAGAGCAAGCGTTGGGAGATGCTTGGCCCAGAGTCGCCGCAACAATGGGAGTGGCTGCTCTCGGGTTACATCTCGACCGGCCCCCGTATCCGTTACCGCCTGCTTGGCAAATACTTCCAGATTTGGCCCGGAATGAACGCTGGCGAGTTGCTCGGCTTCGAGTACCGTAGCAACGCATGGGCAGAAAGCGCGGCGGGTGCTGCCAAGACTTCGATGACGGCAGACAACGACACCTGCATCTACCCTGACCGTGTGATGGTGCTGTCTACCAAACTCAAGTATTTCGAGGCAAAGGGCTTCGATACGACCGCCATCTTCCGCGACTACCTCGCTGAACTTGAGACGGCTGTCGCACAGGATACGGGCGCTGCCAACCTCTCGTTTGCCCCGCGTCCCGGTACGGTTCTTATCGGCTACGACAACATTCCTGACAGCGGCTACGGGTACGAAAACTGATGGCTGTTTCTCGTCGCCTCGTTCAACGCGCTGCGGCAAATGTCGCAAGCCTGCCGTCGCCCGTGGGCGGTTGGAACGCTCGGGATTCTCTTGCCAACATGGCACCCACGGATGCCGTGCAGTTGGACAACTACTTCCCCGGCGTATCCAATGTTGTCTTGCGCGGCGGTTATGTGAAGCACGCCACGGGGTTTCCCGACGATGTAGAAACCCTGATGACCTACAGCGGCGGCACCTCTGACCAGTTGTGGGCGGTGTCGGATGGCAAGTTCTACAACGCTACATCTGCGGGTGCTATTGGCGCGGCGGCGGTCAGCGGACTGACCAACTCCAAGTGGGAATACACCAATGTCACGACCGCAGGTGGCAACTACCTGTATGCCGCTAACGGTGTCAACACGCCGTATCTTTACAACGGCTCAAGTTGGACAAGCATCACGGGTTCATCCTCGCCTGCCATTACGGGCGTTACGACCACTACGCTTAACTCTCCGACGCTCTTTAAGAATCGCGTATGGTTCATCGAGAAAAACACGCTGAAGGCATGGTACCTGCCGACCTCAAGCGTTGGCGGCGCGGCACAGGTTCTTGACCTGTCATCCATTGCGCGTCTGGGCGGCGTGTTGGTGTCGATGGCCTCGTGGACAATTGACGCTGGTTACGGCGTGGATGACAACCTTGTATTTGTCACCGACAAGGGTGAGGTCATTGTCTACCGTGGCACCGACCCCTCATCTGCGTCCACATGGGCGCTGATTGGCGTGTGGATTGTGGGTGCGCCTATCGGCACCCGCTCCCTGATGAAGTACGGCGGCGACCTTTTGGTGCTGACGCTTGACGGGCTGATTCCGATGGCCTCGGCGCTTCAGTCCTCGCGGCTCGACCCCAACATCGCGCTATCGGACAAGATACAGGGTGCGTTTGCGGCGGCTGCTGCGGCATATAGGGACAACTTCGGGTGGTGTATGTTGTACAACCCGAAGAACAACGCCCTAATCGTCAATGTCCCGGTGCGTGAAGGCGCACAAGAGCAGTTTGTGATGAACAACATCACGAAGGCGTGGTGCAGGTTTACAAACTGGAACGCTTTTCACTTTGGGCTTCTTGACGACACTCCGTACTTTGGCGCTGCAACTTTCGTGGCAAAGGCTTGGACGACGGGTAGCACCGGCTACATTGATGACACAAGCAACATAAACGGCAAGATTCTCCAAGCCTTTAACTACTTTGAGACTCGCGGCGTAAAGAAGATTTTTACACGCGCACGGCCTAGCATTTTCAGCAACGGCACCCCGTCTGTGCGGGTTGGCATCAATGTCGATTTCAACATTTCAGACAATGTTGCCCCGATATCGTTTTCTACTCCGCTGACTGCCCTGTGGGACAGCGCGTTGTGGGATACGGCTGTGTGGGGTTCCGACCTTGAGATTCAGAATAATTGGCAGGGCGTTACCGGCGTTGGCTACTGCGGGTCGATACAGTTTCAGAGCAGCAGCAACAAGTTAGCGATTCAATGGGCCTCAACTGATGTGGTGTATCAACTCGGATGGGCTGGCATATAACAAGCGGCCCCGAGGTGGGCGAATGGGTCTGTGGGCATACGGGCGGCGGGTATCACGCTGAACGCTCTAACGCCATCGGATTGCGTAAGGGAGAGAACATTGTCGGCGGCGTGGTTTACGAGAACTGGAACGGGCGCAGCGTGGTTTGCCACATCGCCATTTCTGACCGCTTAACCCCCGCTTACATTGCAGCCATGTTTGACTATCCTTTCAATGTCTGCGGGGTTGACAAAATCATCGCCCCCGTGGGCAGTAAAAACGCGAAAGCCATCAGGCTTGTGCGTAAAATGGGTTTCACCGAGGAAGCGCGTCTAAAGGATGCCGACACCGACGGTGATATTGTTTTCCTGACCATGACACGCGAGGCGTGTCGTTATTTAGGACACCGTTATGGGAAAAAAATCACCGGCACCGCCGCCAGCGCCTGATTACGCAGGTGCAGCGCAACAGCAAGGGCAAGCCAACCTAGAGGCGGCGCGTCTTACTGCGCGACTTGGTAACCCCAACATCCAGACCCCGCTTGGCGGTCAGCGTGTGACCTTCGGGCGCAAGCAGTTTGATAAGGCTGGATACGATGCCGCAATGGCGCAATATCGTGCGCGTCAGGCGCAGGCTACCGGCGCACCGGCTACTGGCAACGCGCCCCCGACCGCCCCTGTAAACATTGGCGGCGGCGCTGCACAGCCCACAACGGGCGGCGGTGGCGTGCAGATGGGCGGCGGTATGTATGGCGGCGGCGTTGACCTCGGCGTTACGACCGAACCCACGGCACAAAAGGGTATGGCTGCTGCAACCCGAGCGCAGCAGCAGGGCATGGACTACACGCAAAGTTACGGCGGCGATATGCCGTTAGGCGGTGGTCGTTTCGATGCTTCTGGCATGGGGCCGGGGGCGGCTACGAGAGCAGGCCAAGGCTATCGCAGCAATCAGTACATGGGCGATGTAGAGCCAACAGAAGAGATGTTCACCTCCATGGTGGACTTGGACACGCCCAACATTGAGCAGTACCTGACCCCCGAGGCACAGGCGACCCTAGAGGCGCAGCAGCGGGTGGAGCGTGCGTTGTCCGGCCTTGGCGAACAGGCCATCGGGCGCGTGCAAAATGTTTACGGCACGGATTTCACCCCGCAGGGGCTTCCGGCGCAACAATTCCAATTTGGCGGTTATGGCAACCTGCCGACCCTTCCCGAGTTGCAGGGTCGCGCACGCTCCGATGTGTCGGCGCTCCCGGTTAACTTTGGCCCCACGGCTGGTCAGTACGGTTTTGCTGCGGGTGGCCCACAAGGGTTGAACTTGCAGGGCTTGGACACAAGTGGCATTAGCGGCGTGCAGACCGGCGCAGGCCAGTTTGGCACGGCGCAGGGTGGCCCCGCTGCCCCAACCCTTCAAGGGCAGTTGGATACCTCGCAACTTGCCGCAATGCCGGTTGGCGCTGGTATGACGGCGCAGCAGGCCATCATGTCGCGCCTCGACCCGCAGTTGCAGCGTCAACGGGCGCAGTTGGAAACCCAACTTGCCAATCAGGGTTTGGTGCGTGGTGGCGAGGCGTTTAATGCCGCCATCACCGAGCAGCAACAACAGGAAAACGACCTCCGAACGCAGGCCGCGCTACAGGGCATTAGCCTTGATATGGCGGCTCGTCAGCAGGGGCTAGGCGAGGCACAGGCTCTGGGCGGATTTGCCAACCAAGCGGCTCTGGCGGGGTTTGGCGCGGGTCAGCAGGCCACGGGCGCACAAAACGCTGCAATCGCCCAAAACGCTCAATTGGCGCTCCAATCGGGTCAGTTTGCCAACCAAGCGCAGGCGCAGCAGTTCGCGCAGCGGCTTGCGGCGGGTGAGTTTGGTCGAGACGCGCAGATGGCATCCTTCCAGACGGGACAGGCTGCACAGGAAGCCGTTAACCGTGCCATCGCGCAAAACTTCCAACAGGGCATGGGTGCGGCGGGTGCGTACAACGCTGCTGCCGGTCAGCAGTTTGGGCAGGAGATGGACATTGCTGGGCTGTATAACGCCTCGCTTGCCCAGAACCAACAGGCGGCATTGCAGCAAGCACAGGCTCAAGCGGCGCTCCAAGCACAGGGCTTCAACCAAGCGCAGGCGGCGGCAAACTTCCAGAACGCCCAGCGTCAGGCGGCGTTGCAAGAGCAGTTGGCGCTTCGGGCGCTTCCGCTTAACGAGGTTGCAGCCATTATGGGCGGCGCACAGGTGCAGATGCCGCAATTCCAAGCCTATCAAGGCGCAGAGGTTGGGGCGGCTCCCATCTTCGGCGCTACGCAGGCGGCGGGTAACTTCGCGCAACAAAACTACGGCAACCAAGTTTCTGCATATAACGCCAAGATGGGCATGTATGGGCAATTAGGCGGTGCTTTAGGAGCGGCAGCAGGTGGCGGCTTTTTTGGCAAACCTTTCGGTTGATAAACTATGAGAACTCCATACCAAACCTTTAACGCTCCCCCCATGATGAACGGCGGTCGCGGTCAGCGCATGGCGCGTATGCTCCAGATGCAGGGCCAGAGCCAGCAGGTGAGCAATAACGCAGGGGCGCAGAGTGATATGCAGTATTCGCCCCCGCAGAACGCTGCGGACATCAACCGTGCGCCGCGTCAGTTCCTGCGCCAGTACCCAAAGATGCAGAAATCGCCGGGGATGACCAACCCGCAGGGTGGCCCCGACCGTGGAGGATTTGAGAATGGCTGACGAACGCTACAAAACAGTCTCGATGTTTGCGCTCCCAAATGAATACCAGCGGCAAGCCTCCGAGGCACGTCGTCGTCGCCGTATGGCAGAGATTCTGGCGCAGCAGGCGTACCAGCCGGGAGACATCCAGAACGCCCCTATTCCTCGCGGAGCGCCTCTGGTGCAGGGTCTGCAAGCATTCCTTGCCGCCCGTGCTGCCCGTAAGGCAGATGAGGCAGAGGAAAGTGCAGAAGAAA